GCCATTCACGATACACCCACATTGTTCCAGTCTCATCCACTGCAATCCAGCACATGAACCAGTTCTTAGATCCTGCTGGGTCGATAATGTGATACCTTGTGATGTTGCGAGTCGGAATCTTCTCTGGATCTACCACGTTGACGATCTTGTTGAATTTAGGGAACTTTGTAGCGGCAGACTTGGTTGGAATTCCGTATGCCCTAATTAAGATTTCCTCTCTGGTTTTGCCAGCAAGTGTTTGCTTAATGCGCTCGTATCCACCAAAAGGATTATCTTGCGAGTGAAAGTAATGAATTGTTCCTTTGATGTTTTTGCATTCAAGTATTGTCGGAACAATTTCACCACCTAAAAGCTCGGCTTCTCTGCTTTCAAGAACTTTTGCTCCATCAAGATACTGCTTGATTAACTCCGTGTATCCAAAGATTGGAGTAAACGTTAGCATCATCTTGCTATTTCTTGTTGCCAACCTAAACCTAAGCGTGTCAACTAGCTCTGGACCTCCAAGCATCTCATCACACCATGCGCCAATATTAAGCCATGTTGCTTCCTTCGACCCAAGTTCTGCACCTTCTAGGATGGTCTGGTTGTTTGCAAATGCAGCATACGTCTTGAATGAAATCCTTGATCCATTCGGAAGAATCAACGAATTATCAGTCCATCCATTTTTCCTAGAGTAAGATAGATAGGTATTCTGACTTGTTTGTTTGCTCTTAAACTCGGCTGGCATCCAATCATACACGGCGGCTTGCTGCTGTCGAATAGATACTTCGGCATTCTGAGCAAAGCAGAATATGTCAGAGTTGGGATTTTCGATGGCGGCTTTTACCACAAAATAAGCACCGACCTGCGTTTTTGATGAGCGATTCCCACCACTGATAAGTGCCTCGTTTCTAGTCTCAAGGCACTTTTCTAGCTTTCTCCAGTTTTCGAATTTCCAACCATATCGGAACGGGTCTTTAATAGCATTGCGAATAGCCTCCTCACGGATTTGATGAATCTCCATCAATTCCTCTGGGGTCATTAAGCAAATCTCCTCATCGGTCGGAATAGGGAGGACTGGGTGTTCTGTCCATTTTAACATTTTGCAAACTCCCCTCTAAATTCTTGAGCTTTTACTATATAGGCATTCGCTGCTTCTTCTTTCGTCTTGAATCGCCCAATGTTCAAGCTTTTTCTATCAACTGTTATTTGCGCTCGCCATTTGCCTGTAGCCTTGCAGAACGCCACTCCTTTCATGCCAGAGGTGTTATTTTTATTCCTGCCTCGATTAAACATGTTTTGAGAGCGGCTTGCAGTCCTTAGATTCGCAATCCTATTATCTGATTTGTTTTCGTTGACATGGTCAATATCTCCGCAAGGAAAGCAACCATTACAAAATGCCCAAGCCAATCTATGAGCATAGTATTGCGTACCATTGATCCAGATTGATGTGTATCCACGCCAATTTGTATTACCAGCGATATCACCAATATTGCTTGTTTTTGTTTTCACTTTCCAGACAAAGATTCCAGAATCGGGGTTATAATCCAAATACTTAAATATATCGTTGACATCAAGCAGTTGTTCTGACTTATTTTTTCCAGCACTTTTCATACTTATTTATGTATCGTGTTAAAGCGTCAACTAGACCACACATCTGGTTGACGCTTGTTTTTATCAAGATTCTTTTGGAACGTCAACAAATTTAACGTCGATTGCATTTTCTTTTATTTTGTTTGCAATTCTTGCTTTTGCTTCAAAAATAATTTTTGCAGCATCATCAATGCTTGCGCCTTTGCGATGCTCAACAACGGTCGTTGCCATGCCAGTAAGCTGTGCCGCTTTGTCTGTGAGAATGCCCACAGTGATTGCCAGCTTCTCAGGGGAAATTTTAGCAAGACTGTCTGGATCGTCAAACAGTTGTGTAGCACGTTCAAACAACAAGTCAGTGTATTCCTGCGCTGCAATAGCGTAACGCATGGAGAACTCTTTGCGCTTTGTCTCTAGGGTGTCGTTATGCCGCCATTCTAGCTGGCGAATAGTCTCCCTGCCAACTCCAGTTTTCTTAGAGATTTCAGTAATTCTGGCTCCTTGAGATAAGAGAAACAATGCTAATGCAGCCTTGTGCGGCGCGTAATGTTCTATGTTGTTCCGTGGCAGCAACTTAGCACGTTCTCTTACCTCAAGAAACCACTCGCTCTTGTCAGGACGATCATCGTAGTAATTGTCTTTCAGTTTCTGGAGTTGTTCTTCACTCATTAAAGACAGTTTGGACTTATTATTTCATATTAGCAAGATCAGAAATTGATTTTGTTAAAGATTTTGAACCTTCTGGCATGAGGCGAACATTTGACGCATCCCTTACAACTTCTCCCTTCACGTTAATTCGTGGGGCTTGAGGCATAAGATTTGCCTTGAGCGTGTAATAAGCGTTATTTCCATATGGGATAACCATGTCGCCAGTAAGATCAACAAATCCATTAATACGGTCATAAGCAAACGTGCGATATGTTCCTGTTTGAGTATCCATACCCATCTTATCGAATATGGGATTGATACCACGTTGAGCATTTGTGTTAAGTCCTTGAATTGCATTTATCAAGTTCTTTCTTTTTTGCCAGTTATTACCGCCAACACTTTTAAAATACCCATCAGTTGACTGTCCTTTTTTATGTAGTTTTGCTGTCTCTACAATATCAGTAAGCACATCAGTGCGGGACATTCCCATTGCGGAAGCTCTACCTTCAAGTCTTTTAATGTTTAATCCAAGCTGAACAATGTCCATTCCAATCATGTAAAGCCTTCCATTCTTGACCATAAAGTCAATAGGCTTAACCTTGTTAGCTGTTTTTCCTGCGGTTTGAACTGAACGTCCTTGTTCAATAGGGGTGTAATCTAATAAAGCAGCTTTATCGGCATCAAACGTGGATTGAATATGAATAAGCTCTTGCGCTCCGCCTTCTTTAATTACTCCTGCTTCCTCAAGTGCTTGAAAATGTTCATCGGAAAGCAAGCCAGTTCCATTACCTTTTTTGTCAGGAATCATTATCCCATCAATAAGTGGCTTGCCATCTTTGACGTTTTTCTTATTGATTTTATTTATGATTTCAGCAGCCTTGTAGTGCTTTGGATTCGATGATGGGGCATCGCGCATTGCATTAGGTTTAACAGGCGATTTAGGTAATCCAGCAGATTCACGATACATCTTGCGAATCATTGCTTTCACCTCTGGAAGCTCTTTCATGCCTTCAGCAAGCAGTCCAGAACCCATTACTAGGTTGCCATTCACATCCGTAGCCCCACCTAGCTTGTAGTGGATATCCTTAACGATTGGAGTTGCTGCAAAGACAGTATCAAAAATATCCTCAATCTTTCTGCGTAACGGAGTTTTAACTGCCGCCTTAGTTAGCTTACCAGATACAACATCATCAAATAAAGATGCTGTTCCATTATCTGTAAAAAACTCAATAGCCGCATCTTCAATTCCAATTTTTGGCAATCCTTGTGCATTTAGTCTTTTGTTGTAAGTATCGTAAAACTGCTTAAATTCTTTATCCAAATTACCGTTTATATCTCGCACTAGCCCAGGTCTTGTCTCGTCTCCAAGCATTTTAGCTGCAATCGAATCATCCATTCCATGCTTAAATGTTAATGAATGAATAGTTTCATGCGAAGTCAAAGCGCGAACAAAACCAGATTTATTATTTACGTTTACTGTAATAGTTTTTGATGACGGATCAAAAAAACTATTCCCATCTTTGGTAAACTCCCAATTCCAAGTGTTAGGGTAGGCTGAGTCATAAGTTGATATGAACTGTTTTAACGATTGATCTGGAATAGCATCAAAAGCTGCCAGCTTATCTTCACCAAGTTTTTGCTGCTTGTTTCGATAGTTATAAAAATCACCTGTTTGTCTTTTAGCCAAGTCTTGTTTGCCGCCGCCAACAATCCTTGCAAACGCGCCAAAAACTAAAGCGTTAGCTCCTACTCGTTTCATAGATTCATCATCTAATCCGCCATTGTTAATTGCTTCATAAACAGCTAATGCTGGAGCAAGTTTAGCACCTTGCTTAACGCTTCCAACTGCAAAACGAGCAGCAGGAGATGCGTAATCTAAAGTTGTTGCCATTGCCTTGCCAATTCCGCCTACATTCTCATTAGCTGCAACTCTGCGCCAGAATGGAGTGGAGTTTTTCATTTGAACAAGCTCATCACCAATTACACTAGCAAATTTCGCAGTTTTGCGCAATATTTTTGGAGCAATAGATAACCCAACTCTAGCAGTATAATATGTGCCAAGAGCAGTTTGTCCAACAGGCCCCGTCCCAATGCCTAAAGCAGTAGAAAGAATTCGTCCTGTGCCATAAAAACCTATTGTTCTTTCAACAGCTCTTAATCCCTTATTAGCAAGAGCAACCGTATTCCCTAGTTTTTCAGCAGCAATTTCAGCACCTTTTACTGCACCAGCAGTTACTTTTCTTGAAATATCAAAAGGCTTAGTTTTGTTTGCAAGCTCCGCAAGAGCTTCTGTTCTTACAGACTGATTGACAGCAAGCCCTTCTTGCATTTGTGTCGCAGTGCGAGCAAGATCATCCACTGCGCCAGTACTAGATGCAATAGCTGGGGTTAGCTTTGAAACGGTGACAGAATCACCAACCTTTACAGCATCATCTAATTGTTTAACTAAAGTGTTTTTTAAGATAGTCGCTCCCTTAAGTTGCTGATTAATTATCGGTAATGCTTTTTCAAGTTTTGAAATTGTAGTTGCACTTACATTTGCAGCATTAACTGCTTTACTAACTCTTCCAAGCATTACAGTCTTGCCTAAAAGTGATATTCCACTAGTTCCTATTGCAAGAGGAACATTCAATGGGTCAAAAACAACTGCACCAGCAGTTTTTGCATTTAGCAAGTCTTCCTGCAATTTGTTCTCTCCAGCTTCTCCAAATTTTTCTTTGTAGTTGTTAAGAGCATTGTTATAGCTATCTGCTATAACACTTGTTCCAGTGATTGAATCTAATACATCTGGTCGAGTTGCAATCTCGTTTAGTTTTACTCTTGTTGCAACAATAAAATCATTTCGATTATTTTGATCTTCGCTTACAAATGGTTGCCCAACAAATGCTGTAGATTTGATAGCAGTATCTGTTATTGCATTAAGTGCGCCTGATGCAAATGCAGCGCGTTTTGTTATTTCTTCTGATGGAGAAATGCCTTGTCCACTTATAGCTTTTATCGTTATTGGTAAAGAACTTACATTATAAACTCCTTTTCCAAAGCTAAGCAATCCTTTGCCAAGTTGCTTAAAAACATTTTCGCCCTCTACTTTATCAAGTCCTTCATTTTTTCTAATTTGGAATTGTTGATATTTACTCTCAACTAAAGGATCTGTAAACTTACCAGACTCATCTTGGTCGATAGCATTAGTTATAATTGTCCAATCATTAACTTCATCAACAGGAAGCAAATCGTCTGGATTAGCAATAAAAGCCATGCCTTTCTCTGTTAGCTTTCCATCCTGCATAAAGCCTTGGTCTTCCATGAGAAGATAATCCTCTCCAAGCTTAGTCGCTTCTTCTTTTTCATTAAGAAGGCCACGTTGTTGCATTCCTTTTATAGTAAGAAATTCAGATGGATTTAAGGCTGGTTCAAGAGCACGAGGATCACCAACAGGAAGTTGGCTTCTATAATCCTCTTGCGCTTTTTGAGTTCCCGCAAAGTTTCTGTCAATAGACGCAATAACTTCGTTTATTGCATCTGGAGCTAATTTGTTATACTCTGCCTTTTCCTCTTCTGATGTCATCGGGATTATTATGGTTTAACTTTAGCTCTAAATCTGTCTGTTGCAGACTGTGGTTTATCAGGAGCAGATTGATCCGTTGTATTACTTGGAATTAAAGATTCTTCCTTTTGAATCTTATTAATTGCAGCTTCTATGTCAGCGGGAAGAGCATTGTTTGCAAGCATCTCTTTTGCTACTTGGTTAATTCTAAGCCCTCGTTTTGCGGCTGCTATCTTAAACTCAATTATTCTTTTGTTTCCTAGAACGGATTTATTTATGCCTGGAGCTAGTTCCTCTCTAAAGAATGTCATTTCTCTATCGGAGATTGCTCCTTTTGTTAGGTCAATAGCCTCCAATGCCAGATTACCAACCAATGAGTTAAACTGTTCTTCGCTTGCAACATCCATTCCAAACAACCTTTTAGCTGCTACCTTAATAGATCCAAGAGAACCAGATTTAACCTCTCCAGAGTTAAGGAGAGATAAAGCCTCATTCATATTGATAAGCCTTTCTGCACCTTTGTCTGTTGACTCAATAAGTGCTGAGATTCGATCATCAGCTTTTAGCATACGGTTCTCTTTCAGCCTTTCGAGTGAATCTGGTGGGGTTTCCAACTGTTTAATATTTGACGGTTTGTCTCCTGTGAATTTAGCCATGTATTGACCAGCAGGAAGATTAGCAGTAATGCGTTCGGCATCAGTCATTGCTCTTTCCACTACTTCTACTTTTGCAGGGGTAAATCCAATCCCACCTTGATTTTGAGGAGTTACTTGTGGAGCTTCTGCTGCTTGTTGTTCTGGAGCAAGAAATAAAGCTGCTTCAATTTGCCTGCGTTTAACTAATCCTCCTTTGACCTCGCCTCCTGCTTTGTTATATTCAAGAATTTTAGAAGCTAATTGTTGTGGATCGTCTCCAAAACGTTCAATAAGATTAGCACCTTTTCCTGTGTTGAAATCAAATGAAGTAAGTGCATTAAATTGATTTTTATTTAATGTAATTCCTTTTAATTCTGCTGCATCTTCAATTCTTTTAGCATGTCCAAATAATTCAGACTGTAATCTTTCGCTTGCTTGCTCTTCTGTTAAAACTTCTCCTGGTTTACCTTTTGTTCCATATCCAACACTTGTTTGTTTATAGTCATTGTAAGCCTTTGGTTCAAATTTTTCAAAGTCCTTAACAAGACTAATAAGATCGTCACCTTTTGCAGTTTGGGTTGTGCCACCTAATCCAGATGTCCGAGCTGGAACATAAGATTGACTCGCCCCATCCCATTGCATTAGTTTTGTACTACCATCGCCAAGTGGCATGTCAATTGTTGCAGGAGGCGCGTTGCCTGCTGCAATTGCCGATTGCGCCCTTGAGTTGGCGTTTTGTTGCGCAATTCTAAGTTGTGCGTTTTTGTATGCAGCATCTTGCATTAACCTAGCTCGCTCAGATTCTTGATCTTGAGCTTTAAATCCAAGATTCAATACGTTTGCAATTTGACTTGATGCTTCGCGTCCTAATGCAGCAGCTTCCATAGGAGTTGTATTCGGATCATCCATTCGATCAAGAACAGGAGAAAGCATACCCTTAACATCAAAACCAAGTGAATCGCCTAGTTTTATTGCCGATTCAATACCAGCTCTACTAGCTTTTGTTTCAGCATCAATTTTTTTACGTTCTTGCTTGGCTTCTCCATAGTTCTGAATAGCCCCGCCAATACTTTGCCCAAGATTAGCCAATCCCTGAGCCTGAATCTCAGCAGCGCGAGAAAATCCACTGTAATCTTGTTTGAATGACTCAGGGTTGATTCCTGAACCTAGCATTTGTCCTTTTCCGTAAGCTGCCATATTATTTGATTAGATTTTGTTATTTTTTGCTACCTGCTTTAGCTGCTCCTAATGCAGCAACAGAAGCCCCGCCAGTTGGAACAGCTAATGCGGCTGCTCCAATCGTAGCAACCATATCCATGATTCCTGCATTCTGAGCTGCCTGTGCCTGTGCATTTGCAGATTGTGCAGCAAGTATGTTAGAACGCTGTGCCGCACCAAGGTTAAGCCCCACTGAAGTATCAAACAACTGTGGTGTTCCTGCGCCGATTGCACCAAGACCTGTGTTAATAAATTGCTGACCTTGTTGATATGACAATGGAGCATTGCTAAGTAATCCTAGTCCAGGCTGTGTATAAAATCCTTGCGCAACATTGTAAGCGTTCTGCCCTGCTTGTGCTGCTTCAGCACGCTTGCGAGCAAATACATCCTCACGCCCCATAATTTCAGATGCGATAGCTGCATTGCCACCTAGTCTGCCAGCTGCTGCGGCCCCCTCACGGGATGTTTGTTGGTATCCGCGCTGTTCTTGTGGACTAATCATCTGAGACGCTGCTAATGCCCTTTGTGCTTCATTACTGAAACCTTGAACTACACCAGCTTGTTCAGGAGACAACGCTTGCATTAACCCACGGGTTAATCCTGCTTGTCCAGCCATCTGCCCAAGTTCTGCTTGGCGAGCTTCACCTAATCCCATGCCAGCTTGTTGCGCGGCATCACGACTAAGACCAAAGATTCCTTGCTGTCCACCTGCACCAGTCAAGAAAGATTGGATATCACCAAGGTTCAATCCTTGAAATTGTGGACGGAATTGTTGCTCTTGAGAAAGAATTTGTGGCAATGCGCCTGACATGCCTGAAACATAGCTACTGATATCGGTGCCGATATCCATTTTTGGAGCTTTGACTTTTGGTGCTGATCCCATAATTTATCGTAGTTTAGAGTAAAAGGTTTTCATGCTTAACAAGCGATTGCGATTTGATTGTTTGAAGTCGCGCTGAAAAGCGATGTATTTGTATTTGTTTTTGAAAGGTTTAAGCGCATCAAGCATGTTTCCACAACACATAGTAACGTAAAGTGTATCCGATTCTTCAAACGCAACAGCTTCTTCAAGATTTCTGCTATTGGTGTGGAATCCAATAGCGAAAGCACATGGAGTAGAAACAACAATACCATGACACAAGTGCCAACCAATAAGGCTTTGGATGTCGATGTTTCTTGATTCATAAAGGTTAAGTGCTATGGCTAGGTGTGGATTCATTTACGATTACTCATACATGATATTTATTGATCCTGCGTCAAAAGTATTTACGCCGCCAACAGTAGTAAGACGTATGCGGTC